CCCGCGCCTATGTGGTGATACGTTGCACCAGCGGCCCCGCATACCTCACCATCTTTTATTTTTGGTCCTGTGATGACCTCGTCGGCCAGGTCAGTAGTCCCTATTGAAGCAGCCGTGATCTTACTAGTCCCAGCAGCAGCCCCTGTAAGCTCCAAATCGCCATAATCCTCAGTTCCCAACGAACCAGCTTTGATGTGACTGTTGGTCGGGACAGCCAAGTCGCACGCACCAATAATCCCTTGTGCAGCATTTGCCGCCGACGTCACTATGCCAGCCTTCAGTTGCCCAGTCACCGGGTCAAGAGAGACTGCAAGGTGCGTGTTGTAAATGCTCTTAACTTGACGCAGCGCGGCAGGAAGCAAGTTAATCGCTTCAGCATCCGCTGGTGTAGCCGTGTTAAGATTGTTCGTGTTGGGCAGACCCAAACCTTCGCTGTAGCTTGTCATATTAGTCCAAATCTATTTCTGCGGTGTTGCCGATAATATCGTCGTTCCATTTCACAAGACTATCCCAGGAGTCTTGCACAATCTGTGCAGAAATCACCACTCGCTCGTCTTCTTTCAAGAAGTAGTTAAGCTCTGCAATCGAGCGATACACCAAGAAGTCTTGCCCGTAGTCCAGCAAGAAGTCGTGGTCGGCCTCGGGGTTTATTTCGTAAGCGGCCGTGACAGGGAAGATGTCACCCGTAAGGTGCAACTGTGTCGCAGCAACGTTATCAACGACAGCAGTTGCCAAACTTACCATATTCTTAACCGTATCTCCTATCTTGACATCTAGTGCAACGAAGTTCTTGCCCGTGTCGACCAAGTAACCTGCAAGGACGCCACTAGCCGTCCCCGTGATGACATCTCTGTATGGCGGTAACCACTTGATTACATCAAGGTAAACCGTGAACGTTGTCCCACCAAGCATGTCGGTATCAGGGGGAGTTACGTAAATCGTCTTACCCATTTGCACTAAGCCAATGGGGTAAGTCACAGGATACGTGGATTGTTCAAGAACTGGCACGTTCAGCCGGTCAAGTTGCCTACGTAGACGTTGCAAGTGCTTGTCACGAGAGTAGACAAGAATTGGCACACCCGTGTTGGTGAGAAAAGCCGCTCGTATCTGCTTAACGTCGATCACCAAGCTCGTAGAGAGTTCCTTAGCAGCAGTAAGACTACCACCATTCAAGTAATGAACTGACTCTACTTTGGCCTGGACACGAGCAAACTCGAAATTCAATTTCCGCTGACAATAACGCTTCGCGTTGTTAATTGCTTGTTGGAGCAAGTCTTGTCCGTTGATAGAAAAGGCCGCTGGCGTCCGGTTCATGAACGCGGCTACTACGTAGCGCAAGTCTGTTAAAGTGCTCACTTCCTTAACTCCCCTTCGATTCTGTCGATGTTCTCATCAGCTTCTCCTGCAAGAACGCAGCAACAATAAGCGACAAAAGCAACCCAAACAATGGCTAGCGTTATGCAAATCCAGAACATGCAAAAGGGGCTGGTGGGGCTTTTACCCCACCAGCCGTTGAGTTATTCGCCCGACGGTTTCCCACCAAGCTTGCCGAACTTCGTAGCAGGAGTCGAATACTGCTGCGTAACGTTCGTTGCACTCTCAGCGGGAGTGTCCTCTGCCTGACCAGAGATCATCTTCGTGTCGTTCACTTCTTTGCCGCTGTCAGGTGTAAGCGACAAATCCCGAAGGTTTCTTACAGTTTCCATGTGTCTTATCGGTAGCCGTGCACTTCGATTCTTCCAGTGCAAGTCAAGTCAGCAGGGTCAGCACGGTTAGCATCCGTTGCTTGACATGGGTTCATTGTGTAGACTGCACTGCCATCACTTGACGGGACAGCAGGATACACTTTCGTGTTCGTGCAGTCGAGCAAGTTTCCACAACTCTCGACCTTTGAGTAACCGAGAGCCGATGCCGTAATCTTGTTAGTAGTGCTTCCTTGACCAGTGAGCGTCAATGTGAGCAAGGAGCCAACTCGGTCCTTGCCTGCAACTCCACCCTCGGTCCAGGCTCGCACAACACTAACAGCCGATGATGCTAAGTCTGCCATAAGCTTATGGAGTGTAATCCTGCACGTTTTGCAGATACATGAAGGATTCAGGGAACCGTAGTTCGAGACCGCCCTCACCACGCCACTCATCCATCCTGTAATCTGCGTCGTTCGGTTGCAAGTTTTTCAGCAACTTGGTATCGCGCTGACCCAATACCCGCCAACGCAGGTTGCCCATATCTACGAACAAGGCGTTGTATCTCTTCACTGCGTTCTGCGAGAAAAGAGGATGCGTCTTGTAGTAGATTGTCCCAAACGGGGTTTCGTGCGCAACAACGTTCATCCCGTAGGTATCGTCGAGCGGTAGTGACGCATTAAGCGTCGATTTCGAGCGATACATCTGGTTGACCGTCTGCAAGAAACCGCTACCACAAACACAGAGCTTCTCGTTCGACGTAGAGTTCGTGACACGAAACACCCGCTCCAGGTATTTGTCGTAGGTTTTCTCATTCAACGAACCACCACTATTCGTAATGATTCGCTTGTTGTCGTCCGTGTCCAAGGTCGCAGCCGTGTTGCCGTAAGTGCTCCCGGCTTCCCACAACTTCAGGAACCAAAGAATCCCGCCAGAAGTGTAAGTCGGAAGACCTGCACCAGTGTCAGGATTGATTGCTTCCACAACGTGGTGGAGTCCCCGTTCACCTTCGAGAATGGCCTGTTCCATCTCGATCATGTGGTTAACGGAGTGTTCCTTTGCCTTGTCCTTATACGGACCCGTCTTGTCAAACTTCAACGAAGTATCAAGGGAAGAACCCGTGAACGTGAACTTCGTTCTGAAGATTTGAGTGTAGTTCTCAATGTTCACTGGGAGATTGTAAGTCTCACCAATGCCTGAGAGTGTTCGCCCTTGTGCGTAGGCTGAACCGATTACGAGAACTTCTTTGGCGTTGTTCTCGTTGTTGCCGTTCAGAACCGCAGTAAGTGCCGTAAGTGCACGGAACGTGATGTAAGGAGTAGCAGCCAGTGAGGTTATGATACCTTTGGCGTCGCCCGTGCCACCAGTAATGTCAACCTTGCAACGGAAGACATGGCCGACACGGAACAGGTCAGTTGAAGCTACCTTTATCCTGTAAACCGTCCCAACAACCATGTTGAACGGGGAAGCAATGTTACCACCGTTTTCGTCCTGAAACGGCCCATTAGCCGTTGATACTGTCGTCGAGCGTTGCTCCAACAACCTCTTCTCCCACCAAGAGAACTTCGCGTCGTTTGTCGGGTCTGTTTTGATCATTGACAACAGACCGGCGAGCGGAAATGCCCCGTTGGGATAGAAGTAGAACACTTGCCGACGAATGTTCGTAAAGCGTTGATTTGCAACGCTTTCTGTGTGAACTAAGCCAAGTATTGGCATATTAGTCGAAGAAAACCTCTAACCCGGGCGGACCTCCACCCTTGTTAGAAGTCTGACTACCACCGATTTGCCCGCCACTCGACAACGGGGGCATCCGAGAACCAGTTGTAGCCTGCTGTCGCTTTCCTGTGTCTCCACCAGCACTCGCTGGATTCGACTCTAGGCCAAGTTGTTTGAGAATCTCTCTAACGTTGGCCGCTACTGCCTCAAACGCTTGCTCTTTTGTTAGAGTCTGAGAAGCGTTTTGAGTCAGATTCTTTGCAACCTGGTCAACAAGAGCCTCACGACCCTGAAACTCAGGGTAAGTTCGGTAGAACTCGTCGGCCAGTTGCTTATATTGTTGTGTCCGCAGGATTTCTGCGTAAGGTTTGAACTGCTCGTTGAACTCACTCTTCCAACGAGCGAGCTGTGCGCCCGCTATAGTCACCGCTTGCCTCGCAATGGCTTGAAACATGTCGTTCAAATGCGCTCTGACTGCCTAGACTGATTGCTCGTCTTCACCACGAAGGCCAGTAAGCAGCTTGGTCACGTGTTCAGGAGTGACTTTGAACACGTTGAACGCTTTGTCCAACTCTTCTTGCGTTGGTTGTCGCTCAGTTTCGGTCTGTTTCCGAGATTCGGTTACAGCCCCGCTCACGATGCTCGCCACATCCTCTTTGGTGAGGCGAATTGGCTCGTCTTTGGCTACGTCTGTAAGGGGAGCGGCTGGTGACGCTATGGCATCGCCGTCATACACATCCGCATCGCCCTGTTCATCGGGATTCATTGATAGCTGATGTTAGTGTTTCGTTGACAATACTCAAGTATTGAAGTAATCGAGCACGTCCTTGAGCTTGTCCTATTGTTTTCTCACGTGCCAGCACGTCACCCACACTTTGTGGGCTGCTGTTCAAAGCTTCTGAAACAAGAGCGTCCGTCTCGTCACTTAGGACTCGGATGAGGAACATGAACGCCTCTTGGTTGGAGAGGGACGAGAATAGCGAGAGTGCTTGTTCAGGACTCAGTCGCTTTTCTTCAAGCCATTGGTTGAGTGTTAACATTTGGTTGTGGTGCGGTTTTCAGAGTGAATCTTGTGGGGTTACGTATCCCACGTAATTGCATAGCTTCAAGCATCATTGCACGAGGGTCGAGCTGTAAGGCTAGAGCGGACTGTGGTTGACGCACAAGCTCGACGAGGATTTCTTCGAGTGTTTGTGCGAGGAGTGCCCGCTCAGACGGTAACGTCCCATCAAAGACCTCGAACTCGTATTCTCCAACCATGTCGTCCCTTGTGGCTTTCAAGAAACCGGGATCAGCATCGCCAAGTCCAACAATACGCACAAACGTGGCTTCATCCAGACCTGCTCGTAGGTTGGCGAGCATCTGACGGGCCAGCGGCTCTAGGGCGGTGCGGAAGAGCAACAAGGCCACAAGTTTCAGACGTGAGGCAGCTCCCATACCAACGTTGCGCGACTCTGTGGCAGAACGCCGACCCCGGTAAAATTGACCCATGACGTTGTCACCGATGCCAGTGACTATCTGAACAATTTGTTGTAAAAACTGAGCGTCGGTGAGGTGGTTCGTCGTTACGTCGTTGACGTTCAACTGCTTGAGCCAACGGTCAACACCGCCCTGCCGTTGTGCTTCGGACTTCAAGCGGATGACCGGTCGCCGTGCCTCAAGGTCGCTCATTTCGATACCAGAAGGGTCGACAATCAAGAAGTTCGATATGACCTTACGAACGCTTGTGATGCGCGAGCTGATGAACCATGAGATGACGCTTTGTAGTTGGTCTATTGTGTCGCTTAGTCCTTGGTTAGTTACTCGAAGTAGGTCTGGATCGTATTCGCCCACGACGTAGGTGTATTCTCCGTGTGGGTAGTCGAGCGGTTCGAAACGAACAATCCTGTGGTCGTTGGCGATCCAAATAAGGTATTTTACTGGGTAGTCTTCGTCACCGAGACGCTCGTCGTCCACGCTCCACAAACGAGGCACAAGCGTGCGTTGCATCTCAGTGATCAAGAACGGCCCTTTGGCTGAGGCAAAGGGCGTTGTGGTGAGGAAGGAAGTAACATCTTCAGTCCGCCCACGCCGGTCAAGCACGTCGTGCGTGATGACTGGGACGTAGTCTATGCCATGAACCAACCCATCGGATTCGAGCCGACGTAGAGTTACTTGGGAGTAGTCGTCTTCGCTGGCACAGAACTCACCTTCTTGGAAACGGGAGATGGGCAGGCGGGTGTCAGGGAAGAAGCGGTATGGGGAGACAGAAACCAAGCGATTGCCTAGGTAAGTTGTTACCTTCTTCTTAACAATCTCCTCACGCTTGGGCAAGAAGTTGAAGCCGAATACGGAAACCCCACCGACTTGTTGAGTCTCAGAAACGACTCGCTGCTCTCTGACCCACGAGACCTTCATTACACCAAGACCAAAGCGGGCACTATCCTTCAAGAACTGGCTCAAGATAGTCTCGAACTTGTTAGCCATCAAGTCCCGCGCAAGTAACGCCTCAGCAATCTTGGCTGGTTTGTGGTCTGCCTCACTCATTCCTACAAGCTCGAAAATGCGCTCACGCTGTGTGTAAAGTGAATGACAGAAAGCTTCAAACGTCTTAACTTGAGCGTAACTCAAGGGGACGACCATCTTGGTTGGTTCCTTGCGGTCACGAGCGGCTAGGTCTTCTTTGTCGGGGACCAAAAAACCACGATAAATCTCCTCGTTCTTGTCCCATGTGTCGTAGAATGTGGACATCGTGTCACGGGAGACCTTTAAGAGTGCAAGACATTCGTCAAGCATCTTCTGGTGAGCGGGAGAAATGTCCTCTCTTTTCAAGTCTTCTGGTTCAAGGCCCTTCATAGTCTAGTTCATTCAATGAACCGCACGCTCAATCTCATATTCCAAGCGGATAACTTCCTCTAAAGCCCGCCTTTTCCAAGGTCTGCACAAATCACACTCCGGGTGCAAGTCAGTTGCCTTCATTAACGTCCGGCTGCCTTCCAACCTCGCACGCGGACTTAGGCAACTCGTTGATATCATCAGCACCAGCAGACTTAGGCTGACCAAGAACTTTGTCCAGCTCATGAAGTTTCGTCTCACGTCGTTCATTTGCCTCACGCTCCGCTGCCCTTTTGTCAAAGTCGTGCCACTCTTTAACGAACAAAGCTATAATGACTCGTAAGGCGGGCACCGCTTTCAGCAACGCAACCACAGCTGAGAGAATTGTAATCATCGCTTTGCTATTGCACGAGCGGCTGAATAACCAACACTAATCGCCGCTACAGCACAAAACGCGAACATTCTATCCAAGCTAGTCGCCTTGCCAAGCGTGCTCACAATGAACATTCCACAAAACATCATAGCCGCGCAAGCAAGCCAGAACTCAGTTGTCTTCCAGCCCGGTTTCACTGTTGTCGAGTGCCACCCGTCACATCCGCATCCTTGGCAAACACTGCAACCAAAGCTGCTTGAACGCCCGCAATCACCACCGCCCAGTCAGGGTTGGTTGTTGGGTCGTTATCCAGCAACGCCTTAGCTACACCCGCCAAGATTGCTATTAGACCAGCAATACCAGCCGTTGTAGTTTTCCAGTTTTTCATACCTTATTTTCCAAACAGTTTGTCTTTGAGCGCAATCACCAAACCAAAAACAAATTGAACAGCCGCAAACACGGCCATCGCTTGAACCCTAAACATCTTCAACGAGTCCACATCTTTGTGCAGCTGTTGTCCATTTTGTAACGAACGCTCCAATCGTTCTTCTATGACCGAAAGCCGCTCGCTGACCGTTGTTAAACGTGCGTCAACACCACGCACACCCTCTTCCAGCGTGCTCAAGCTCCTAAGCACCATCTTAGCATTAGCTCCCCACTGGTCTTCGCTCATACGCGTCCTCTATAGCAGTTCGACACAACGCAATCGTTTCATTCCATCTTCGGGACTGTGTCACAGCCAAACAAAAACAGGCCGCAAACCCAGCCCAAGCTCATCCAGAGGACAAGCCGCACAAGCACCGCCGTCCACCACAAACCATCCCTCACGCAGCCGAACGATGCAACTGGCGTGCCGACCCTGGAACTGTTCGCCCATGAAATCGCCAAACTCCGTTGCGCTTTCCCAAACCGCGCAACAGACCGGGTTGCCCGCGCTGGCCTTCTTGTTGCGCTCCAAAGCGGCCCCCGCACTGGCAACCACGTGAAACATAATGTCCTCGCAATCACAGTTCTCGGGGCAATACTTCTTGCGGTGACGGCGCAGCCAGCCAAGAAACTTCTCCAGCCATTCCTTGCGCGGAATGTAGTAGCGGTCATCCCGCTTGGGGCCGAACTCGGTGAACCCGTATTCGATAAGTTCGGCGTGGAGGTCTTCATATGCCAATGTAATCACGTTAGTTGCTCCCAATCACCCACCAGTTGGTGCCGTCACATTGGAGCGTCACGAACTTGTTGCTGGCTGTCAAACTGATGTTCGTCAGCCCCGTGTCCCCAATGTAACAGGTTGTGCTGGCCGTATTTATCGTGGCACTCGTGCAGGCGTTGATTGCCTTGATGGTATAGATGCGTCCGGCAATACCAGATGCACTTGGCAGCTTCACCACGTCCGAGGCCGCTGTCAGCAGCACAGTCGAGTTGGTGTTACCAAGCGTCAAGCCAGTTGGCAAGAACTCGATTGCCGTCGCAATCGGGCCGCCGACGTGCAAACGACTGGTTGGTGTAACACTCTCAGAAGTATGTATTCCCAACTCGCCGGCAACCACCACTTTGTCGTTTATTGAGTTGAGAAATGTGCCATAGAGCGCTGTAACATACAAACCATGACCCCCAGGTTCCATAACTCTGACCTGAGTATCAATGCCGTCCGACATCAATGCTAAAATATTTCCATCCATTTCGATAAACCCTTCTTTTCCCGCTGCTACATCACGCAAAACTATGAGTGCGTTAGTAGGCCCAGAAATCTCCACGTTGCCCCCATCAGCATACATTGTCACAGCGCCCTTCGCGCCAACACCAGTCACCAGCGACAAAGTGTTGCTCGCGGCTATTTGGAGGTTGTTGCTTTGTCGCCGCAAATACGTGGAGAAATCCCCCTTAGACCCCGCCGGTGAATTGGCTTCACGAAGGAGCAAGCTTTCTTCGATCACCGGACTTTCTAATTCCGTCCCGGAACCTTCCAAGATTCCCCGCGCTGTTAGCACCACATTTGTTCCGTCAGTGGTTTGGATTCTCCCCCCCATCCAGAAATCACCGCTAACGAACTGGCTCAAACGCCTGAAATTCGCGTATGTCACAGGGACCGCCATCAACGGCGTTGAACCGTCGCCGTCAAACATAACGTTCTCCGCCCAAACGTGCGGAGTTTGCATATAGTTGGGGTTTGTCGCCGCAACGTCATTGGTCAACAGGACTTGTGGGGATATGTCCCACCCGTCGAAATGCGTGTCAGAGAGATGCACGCCTGTGCCGTCAACCTCTAGGCCATGCCCACCGCCCCATTTCCAGATATGCGTGTTGTCCGAAAGACCAACCCTGGAGATCCACTGGTTTCCGCCGTGAGGGGCGCTAACTACTACACCCCGTGTAGTAGAGCCAAGCACAGGCACTAGAATACTACAGCCGCGCAACTGCACGAACTGGGTTGGAGCGTTCGTCCCCGCAGTGATTATCACTGCATTAGTCCAACCATTAAACACACAATCCTTGATGTGCGTGTAAATTGTTCCGCCAGCGACAAATAAACCACAACGTCCTACCGCGCCGCCCTCAAACCCCAAGTTTTCAATTCTCACGTTGTCGGTATAGGTATCCAGCAGATCTGCGCCTACCTGAATTACCGCCCGTTGAGGGTCCCACGCTTTTACCACACTGACATTGCTGCTGCCAATATACCAGCGCGCCATTGAAGCGTTGTCTCCAAGGATTCGGATGCTGCTGTTGGTGATCACTAAGTTGAATAGATACTGCCTGGTGGCAGGCGGGAACCTTAGTGTTCCCGTGTTGGTGCGGGCAAAACAATACGCCGCATTAACCGCCGCGGTGTCGTCCAGCAAGTCGTTGCCGTTCGCGCCGAACCAGGTCACATCCGTAGGCGCGTCTGGTTTGAGCACCCAACGACCTGTTGCTATGCCTGCCGCTGGAGCGAACACTGTGCCGCCATTAGGCTGGGGATTTGTCGCGGTGGTGAACTGAAACAACCCCCACCCCTTGACAAAAGCGTTCGTGTTCACAGAACCCAGCATAGCATTAGTCATTGCGCCGATGCTGTCGTAGGACAGAACAAAACGACTTTGCGCTTGGGCTCCCGCAACCAGGAATGCCAATACTAACAATAGTTTCTTCATTAGATTTGTCTCCATCTACCAGGATTCTCAACTGCAATGTTGTTCGGCTTCACGTGTGCGTAGTCAGGCACCGATGCGTCAGAGGCGTCGAACGAATAAGTCGTTCCATCTCCGTCGAACGGTGTGGCTGCACCACGAGTTAAGGCAATGCTCCCCGCGCTATACGAAGATTCTGCGCGAAGTGCCACCAAATTGTCATACGCTTTCATTGTTGCTATTGAACTGATGTCAGCCTCGATGTTTTGTATCGAAGTCTTGAGCCATGTGTCTGTGCCGTCGGTGAAATTGGCGGACACCGAGGCCGCCCCTGTCGTGTCCCCTTCGACTGTTATCGTGATCGAATTGCCTGAAGTGCCTGGCACACGGGCAAGCAGCAAAACAAGCGAGCCGTAATAGATTGCAAAAACCAACCTATTCGGCTTGTGGTCTGCGTTACCCGCGTAATATAAACCAGGTTTGTTGCGATCACAATTTACGTAGGCTGCAAAACTTTCAGCCACCTGCTCAGGGTTGTTCCCGAATATGTTCACGCCCATTTGCACGCTCGCGTCCGCCACAGTCAGCGTAAACGAGCCAGCGGGAACCTTCAGGAACTTTACATAGCCCCAAGCTTGTCGCCCAAGTGTGTTGTAGTAATCTAAACCAGGATTCATAATCTCCTCTTGTTTATGCGTCACCCTTGATTAGTCCCAAGGCGTATAACGCGTTTCTCAATTCATTGACTCGTTCGCACAACGTTGCAAAGTTGTTCTCAATCTTGGACTCATCATACACTGCTGTGCAGTTAACAAGCACATCAGCAGCCGTCCCGCCCGTGTTGTCTGCAATTTCCCTCTGCATCGAATTAGCTCGCTGAACGATTGGTGTTGCACCATAGAAAGCAAGCTTCTGGGTCACTGCTGTGCCAAACTTCGTCCCTGTTGTTGAGGCTAGAATGAGGTTCTGAGCATCGAGCAGCGTAACGCTGCAAACGCCATTCACTGCGTCTGGTGTAAGGAAAAGAAACGAACCGGTCAACTGGGTATCCCCCGAACTGAACAGCTTGACCTTGCCATCACTAGAGTCGTAATAGTAGTCTGTCCAATATGGGTCAATGAAGGCTTGCAAAGTTGTCTGCATAGTCAAACGTAAGTTCGGTGTCCGCTTTCCAATTAGGTGACGTTATCTCGATGTCCTCGATTGGGTTAGAGTTAACATCTTGTGTAACAAATCGAGGCTCCTCAAGCTCCAGACGGTAAATGTTTTCCATCATGTGGTCGTCCTTGTCGACTGGCTTGTTTGTTTCCTCGTTCCACGAGTATCGAGGAAACTCCCAAGTCGTGCGACGACAATTCTCAGTGATGTAAAGAAACTCAGGAGTCTTGAGGGCCGCTTGCACTCGTAGTATGCCCTGCTCTCTTGCTTTCGATGATTTTAAGACGAATATGCCGCACCGAGATAGCTCAGTAGCCATTGACGTCTCCGTAATTGGATGTTCAATAAAGCCGAGCGGGTCACAAATCCCACGAACTACGAAACGACCCTCAAGCTTTTCCTTAATCCGTGCAGCCAGTTCTGCTATCGAACAGTGCTGAAAAATCTCATCAAAGTAAATATGCTGGCCCGTCGGAGAGACCGCTAGGAACAATACAGCATGAGGGGTTTGAGGATGGGGGTCTATCGCATAGTAAACGGGCCAGCATATTGGAATCTCACGTGGCGGGATAACATGCTTACGGCGGTCGTATCCTTTGTATACCATGCCAGATAAAAACAACGGGACGCCGTAGAGACGACAGCTTTTCTCTTCCTCAGTAAGCGTCGCCTCGAACATTCGGATACCTTCTGGGCTGAGCGTATCGTTGTCGTAAATGGTACCGTCGATTGACCAAGTGCCCGGTTGCTCAAAGAAGTCATCTATCCACCGCTCGCTGAGCGGCGTAAGGGTGAACCAAGCGGACCCACCACGATCTACTAAGCCACGTGCAATCGCCTTATACATGTCTTCCGGGATGGGTTCGTCTATGTGAATAGCGTCCCAGTCAGTTGACTCTGCACCCTGCGGCTCAGTTTGCCAGGACTTCTTAGTATAGAACCTAACTACGGAGCCGTTGGCACACTCTATGAGTGCAGTTACCCCGAGGCCATTCTTGACCGTCCGCTTGACGAACCCATCCCTTGGAAACATTCGCCAAAGCTTACCGTCTGTGTGGTTCGTAAAGATTTCGTCCACTTTGCCCCAGTCTGTCGTTACAATGAGTAACTTGGTTGGGTGCTGTGGGATACCTGACGTGCGGGCGGGGTCACCAGTTGGATACCAGGGCCGCTCGTTGAGCGACCAAGCACAATCCTCTGCTGCGCCCATTTCGGATTTACCGAAGCGGTTACCCGCTCTGACCCGACGAAGCCGATTAGTCGCTCGATGGAAGAGGTCTTGTTTGGGGCGCGGAACGTAAAAACGCAAACCAAACGATTTAATCGCATCGAGCCGCTTGCGCTTCAATTCAAGCTGTTTGCGTTTCAGCAGAAGAATCTCTAGGTCGTCTTCGGGCATAACCTTCGTTCCTCTGCTTCAAGGGCGGCTAGTTCGGCGTCAATCTGCTTGACGTCGAGGGATAGCGAGATACTTGCGACTTCGACCTTTTGGGTTGGCTTGGGTAGAAAGCGGTCGAGCAGGTCGCTCGCCGACTGGCGGCGAATAGCCGCTGGGACATCAAGGTCGTCGCGCAGCTCGATAAGTGTGTGTATGCTATCCGCTGCTGTGCTTTTCAACAACGACGCAATGGCGTCTTCGCCGTGGTCGTGCATCAACTTCAGCAAAAGCTCACGCGCCCAGGGTTGGCGAAGGACAAGACTGACGGTGACGGGCGTGCAGTTAAGGAGAGCGGCTATTTCTTTGTTGGGTTGACCCTGCGCTTTGAGCAGTATGATCAACCGATGGAGCGGACCTTCCTTCTTATACGTGGAGAAGGCGAACGCATGGTCGTGCCACAAGGGCGGCGGTTCTTCAACGTTGATGTCTTGCGTAGGCATTAGCCTCTCATTGGCCGAACTTTAACACACGCATGGGGGAGTTGCAAGTTGTAGGGAAAGAGGATAGCAGGGATTTAGGGTTGAAGGTTAGTGGGTGGGAAGGTAGAACATAATTGTATTCTGTCCGGTGGGAAGGATACCGTTTTGTCTGCCACTTGCGAGCTGCCTAAGCTCGCAAGTC